TCAATCTTCAGTAGTCGTTTCGGCTTCCGGGTCAACAAAATCCTCCACCGCCTCGGAGACAATGATATTGCTCTCCATGGAGGAAAACCCGTAATACGCCGGATTGACATTATTGCAATGCAAGTGCATCGTCGCCGGAAGGAACGCTCCGGCCAACGCCCAGCTGTTGGCATTCTCCATATCAAGATAATATCCGGAAAAGGGATAAATATTCTCAAAGCAATGGACTCCCCTCACCGTGGCGATCTTGACGCAGCCGCGGGTGGAATTCCCGCCATGCAGCAGCCACAACGCTCCCCTGTCTTCGGTATCATATCCTCCGTCCTGGTATTGCTCGTAAACCACCGCGTACACGCAGACGGGATAACCGTTATTGGAAGACGTCTCCGGCGCGAGGGCCTGCGTCGTCTTCATCTTCCATTTCTGCTCGGCATTGGAATAATAGATCTCCCGGACACGAATGTGATACCCCCCTGCGGCCGCGTCCCGGACATGATCAAACGTAATATCGATAATCTCCCCAATCCTGTAGCCGCCCGCCGCCTGATCCGGCACCAGCGTAAATGCGTCCCTGTCCCTTCCCATGCGCACGACCGTTTTCATCTGTCCGAACCTGGCCGTGAATTTCGTGCTGACAGCCGGCAGGCGCAGCGGGGCCACCCACCCCCGGATGCTGGAATAATTGTGCATGGGCCTCGCGTTGGTCACGAGGCCGCATTTCACGGTAAAGGCGGAATTAGCCGGGACGTTGAAATAAAGGGAATTGGGTTCCTTGTCTGTTTTGAAAACCGTCCCGTTGGAAGACGAGCAATTCGCCGGGAGCGGATAACACCTGACGGAAAAAGCATCAGTTACGGCAGCCAGCCCGGCGGCGTAAAGGCGGTTGACCGCCCCCGTATCGGTCGGCGCGCCCGCGGCCAGCGGAATATTCACCCCTCCGTTGGCGTTGACGGTCCCTGTAAAAGTCCCGGACTCCGCCAGCAAACTCTTCAACGAGGCATCATCCCCCGGCTGAATGCCGTCCCGGGCAGACAATCCCGGGACGGCTCCCTTAAAAGTCTGAGTAACCAGCGCATGCTCATCAGACACCTCCACAGCATCCGTAGGAGCAACAAAACCGTATTGCCCCTCTTTGCTCGCCTCCAAAACAAGCAAGGGAGAAGCCCCATCAAAAACGGCATGAACGGTACAGGCCGTCGTACACGTCAGTACATACGCACACCCTTTAACGGTATCAACAATCATACAGCTCCCTCCTTGAAATACTCATCAATCGCCCCGGCAATCGCCACGCAAAGCGCGTCAACCCGCTCCTCCAGCCTGTCGCAATCCGTTACATGAGAAGACGCAAACGCAGGCTCCAACATCAACGCCGGCATCCGAGTATCCTTAAAATAATAATACCCCCTGTCACTCTTACACTTGATCGGCTTCAAACCGCGATCAGGGAGCCTCAGCACATCACACATCGCCGCCTGTATCAGTTCAGCCGCTTTCTTCCCGTTCTTGGAGGCGTACCAATACAACGTTTCCGTCCCTCCAATTCCTGTATCTGCACCATTGAAGTGAAACTCCACGGCCAAATCCGCGCCCACGGCATTACACCTCCGGGCCGCGTAAATCGGTGTCGTTCCCCCAGCCTCAGACCGGTTGCACACCACAGCCTCATAACCCAGCCGCTCCAACTCATCCTTCACCTTGCCAATATGCAACTTCCAGAACCCATACTCTGAATACTTCCGGTTCGTCATTACAGCCCCCCCATCCTGCGGGCTATGCCCGATGCTCAATGCTACTTTCATCTATTTATTCTTGCTTATAAACTGTTCATTCGCCTCTACTACAAACTGACACGAACTGCACTTATGCTCGGCCACCCGACGCGCCTCCCGCTCCTTCTCCAACTCCGCCTGCAACTTCTCATTCTTCTTCGTCTCCCTCCAAAGGAAAATCGACATCACGCTCACCACACTCGCCGGAGTCATCAAACTATCAATCGTCGGGGTGGAAGTAACGGCATTCGCTACCGTCAGCATCGCCGCGCCAAGCACAGAACAGCTCGTCAGGGAACCGGTCATCTTACTTATCCTGTTTAACTACGGGAGGAACATCACTCACGGGCTGAGCCTGTAAAAAACTCACACGCCCCGGCTCCAGAACCAGACAGGCCCCATCCTTGCACACCTCAGCCCGGTCTGGCGTCACATTCACGGAATGCCCACAGCCGGACAGAGACATTCCCAAGCCGCCAAGGATAGCCCCGGCAATAACTGCTCCGGCGGCATACAGGGCCTTTTCCCACCAGCTAGACTTGCCGGCAGCCTTAATACCGAGATAGTCACGGACATCACAAAGTGCGTGCCTGCCAATAATGGGCAGGGCTTGCTGCGCCAATCGCACAAACGCTGCCCGCTGCGGATCGGTTAAATCTCCCCAAGACTTCCAGCCGCCGCCGTTATCCTCGGAAACTACCCCATAAAAATCCTTGGCTATCGCCTCGGCATGATTGCATTCTTTATCATTAATCATATCACTTCTTCTATCTTCAATCTGTTGAGCTCCGCCTTCTGCCACCTCCGCCACGGCAGGCCGTTTCGGCCCCTTCCCCGTACTCTTGCCAATCCCTCTCCTGTACCGTCTCTTCATTACTCGCCCTCCTCTCTACCCTTATCCTTCGGCAGCATCTCCAGCCACAACACCACCTCCCGGTGAGCATCCCGCCTCATCGCATCCAAAGGATCAAACAACCTCTCCCCATCCTGCTTCTGAAAACACGGCAAATCTGTCTGAAAAAACTCCTTCATCCACTCCAGCACCACCTTCCACTCCTCGCTCCGCAACAACAACCTCTTGGCCTTCCACCTCCGCGCAAACAAATCTAACAACTCCTTCTCTTTATCTACATTATAACTAATCATAAAACGTACTGCTCATAAATCAACTACGCCGCTCCACCCTGAGCCTCCGCCGCCATCTTGGCAGCCGCAGCCTCATCCTTCATCACAGCCGCGCCCGCCTGACGCAGCCTCAACTCATCCTCATCCATCACCGCCGCACTCTTCCGCCGCCTCATGTCCTCCACCTCAATATTCCCCCTGATACTATCCTCAGACACGCCAAGAGACCGCAGCCGCGCTCTCATGCCACGATCCACATCCAAATGATCCAGCAAACCGGGTACCGCCTCACCCAACTCCACCGCCTCCCTCAACGCGGCAGCAAAAGCATCGCTCTCAATCCGCTTCAGCACCAACGCCACCTTATTATTATACGTCACCCCCGGATTCTTCAGCGCAGTCCCCACAACAGCCCCATCCTTAATCACATCCTCTCTCACGCAATCAGGCGGATCTGGAAAAACCCCGGCCCTGTACAGCACCATAAACACCCTGTCCAGCGTCGGCTGCACATCATAGGCAAACTGCACGAAAGACGGAAAAAACTGCAACAAATACTGATTCTCGCGCGCCATCACCTCCGTCGCCGTGGGAAACCCCTTCTTACCCTCATCATACGCAAACAGCTCCAGCATCGGCACCAAAAACGCATCCTTAATCCGCTGCTCCTTATCCGCAAGCTGCTTATAAGAAAGACTCACATCCCCCACAGCCGCCCACTCCTTCGGCAACAACACTCCGCCATCCTGCAACAAATCCGGATCAACCAACGTCTTCCCGCCAGCCCGCAAATCAACCTCTCCCACCAGCTTTGCCGCCGTCAAAATCCGGGGATCTATCGCCACACGCCGCGCCTTCTCCAAATCCTTCTCAATCTCCTCCACCCCCCTCACCTCGCCCTCCACATCCTGCCACGGAGCAAACCCGAAAAAACTTGTCCCATTCATCTTCCAGCGCGTCGCCATATACGGCATCTCCCACTCCATCTCCCGCCGCATCACCCTCTTCCCCTGCTGATCCACATAAAAACTCTCCCAGCCGCGGCCCATCTTCGGCTTCTTCGCCCGCCGCACCACATGCAGCACCACCCACTTCTTCTCATACATACCGGCCCCTCCCTGACGATAATCCGCCGCCATCCCCTCACTCAAAGCCGCCTTGCCAAACAAATCCGCCACATCATAAGCAGACAACAGCATCTCCCTCACAAACACCACCACCCGGCCCTCGTCATCCACCTCCCCGCAAACCTGTTCCGGGGAAATCGCCTTAAACAACAACCTCACGCTCCTGCCCGGCCCGCAATACAAACTCCCCGTCCCCATGCCGACACGATCAAGAAAACACTCGTAAATCTCGGAATAAAAATTGCTCCGCGTCAGCTCCATCAAAGCAATATCGGAACACTTGCCATACCATGCGTTAGCCTCCTCCACATCCTCCTCCGCTACATCTCCGGGCCTCGCGATCCACTTGAACCACGGCTCATGGCTCGTCACAATATGGCTCATATGCGCTCCGGCCAGCCGGGCACAGGCCATCCTGGCCGCCCCATTCCGCACCCTGCCCACAAAATCGGACGGACGAAACCTTAAATCATCCACCCTGTTCGGCAGCAAATACCAGCGGGCAAACTGCCACGTCTTTGCAAGCTCATCCCGTTGCTTCCTCAACCCGTTATACAGGCGCACCAGCTCATCCGCCTCATCCTGACGGCTCATCCCAACGTCTCCCGTTTGCCATTGGCCGCGCCTCCATGCTGCCTCTCTACCTCACTCGCAAGCAGGGTTGATGCCCTGCCTCGCCGTCTGCGTTGCTCCTCCAGTAAACTGCGCTTCGCCGCATGTTCGCTCTCCCCGGCACTCACCGTCTCCACCTTCGGAGCCTGAACGGGAGGAGCTTCACCCTTCATATTCTTCTTGAAACCCATACCCCACTCATACCACGGAAAAACAAAAACGCATCTAATCATTCAATTAGATACCCACACAACACGCAAACCATCAACAACAAACACACACAAAAAATCAATCCATCCTCGCCAATCCTCCGCTCCTGCTCCCTCCGCCCCAATCATCATCCTCATCCAGCCATCCGCCAGACTCCTCACGGCTAACAAAACCGCTCACCCGTGACACCAGCCCCTTCTTCAACGCCTCGCCCAGCGTCCTCAACGCATCAGCCCCATGAGACGCCTCGTTATGCTCCGGCACATCATGGCTCACCCCATCCTCCAGCACCGTCTTCTTGCGGTAAGCGGCAATACAATCCACCCCGCTCAGCAGCTTCACATCACCCTCGCCCCGGCACTCCTTAAGGCAATCCTCATGAAACACCGCATTCTTCAACATCGTCCTCACGGCATCAATCCCCATCCACACGCGCGGAATCCTCGGCACCCTCACCAGCCGCCCTCCAATCCCGGTATTCCGAAAAAGAGACATAGGATCACCGCCCCAATTCCTCCGGTTACCGTCGTGCGGAAACAAATGCTCATCAAAACTCATCCCCAACTCGCGCTCCCACAAACGAATCACCTCGGCATACTCCGTCATCCCCAACCCGCTGGACTGGTAAAACTTCAGCAGCCGCACCTCATACCCTACCACCTGCGCCGCCCAAATAGCCGTACTATCGTTCAACCCTAAATCCCATGCGGAAACTAACGGAAACCCCGGCTCCACGGCAAACGCCGCCCCCACGCGCCCCTGCGCCCGCAACCTGTGCATCGCGGCACCATAAATCGCCCCCGACACATGCGGCCACAACGCCTCCTCCGGCGTACTCGGGTACTCCTGCTTCATCAACTCTCCCTGCGTCTGCTTCATGTGGCTGTACCACACCATCTGCTCCTGACTCAGGCTGATACCCTTCTCCCTCAACTCGTCAAAATACGCCCTGTCCTCATCCAGCACATCATACCCCTCTCCGGCCAGAACGTACCCTGAATCCTCAAACCACGGGAAAAAGAAAAACTTCCATTGTACATTGGAAAGCCTCTTCCCCGTCAAATCCAGCGCACCCTTCATAATCTCATAATTCAGCCCGGTTCTGCCCCCTTCATGCGTTGACTCGTTAAACAAAAACCCGTCGCTCGGCACCGTATTAAACGCCCCGGACAATATTTCCGCAGCCTTGGCTGGAAAATGGCACGCCGTACTCCCAAACTCCGTCAGCCAAAGCAAATCCAATGTGCCGCCGCGCAAACTGGCCCCGGAATAAATATCGCTCCCATTGGCAAACCTCAGCTCACGGTCATTAGCATACACCGGCACCAGCCCTTTGCTCTTCACCAGCTTGCCAGTCCTCTCCTTAATCATCCGGCCCAGCCTCGCCAGCCACAAATCCTCATCAGTCGCATGTGCAGGCACATAATCCAGCCTGTCCCATGCAAACCTGATCTTGCCCAGCTTATTCTCGGCATCCGGCAAAGACTTATCCACAATCCCGGCATGGAACCCATCAACAAACAACATGCAATCCAACGCCAGCATCGCAAGATAAGTGCTGATCCCCATCTGGCGGCTCTTCAGGATAGCATTGCGGTGATGCAGCCCCCGGTGCAACTTGCGCTGTACCCTGTTCATGCGGAACCGCACCACCTTATCCCCACCCTTCACCATCTTGCTCTCCACCCAATACAAATGATTCAACCGCCACTCCCTGTCTCCAAGCACCTCCGCAAACCTGCCCAACACGGCATCATCCACGCCACTAAGGGAAGGAAAAATACCTCTACTCGCCATCTGTCACCGTCTCACTATTGCCGCCCACCTTCAAACTCTGATCACCCAGCAGGCCGAAAATAGCCTCCGCCAACGTAGGGCCCCCAACATTCACCTCAGACGGCGCATTATGACCGGCCATCTCATTATCAATCTTAATCGCAGTCATCACCTCCTGCACAGTAGGGACGGAATCAAACAGCCCCAAATCCACGCCCACCTCGCCGCGCACCAGCTTCGCCAAAAACCTCCTCTTCTCCTTTGCGCTCAGGGCATACCCATCATCAAGCTCTGCTCTCAACCTCTTCAGCTCCTCCTGTATGTGCGGCTCCCTCATCTTGCGGCTCGCTCCTGCGCTCGCGCTCGCATCATCACCGGGATTCCACACAATCGCATAAGCCGCGCGGGGAGTAAAACTCTCCCACACAACCATCTTGCAAAACTCATCTTCCTTATCGCTTAACTTCTTCATCATCTTGCATCCTTAACCTTAATCTTGCAAACCTGCCCTCTATCACCCTCCTCCCCTCCGCGCTCGCCGCATACGTCACGCAGGGCCTCTGACCTTTGACCTCCAGCAGCCCCATCCTCCGCAACCTTGCCAGCGCATTGGAAACAGACTGGCTATTCCGCGCCCGGCACCACGCCACTACCCCTCTGCACTCAACCTCTCCCAGCTCCCCCACCGCCATCAGAACCAGAAAATCCAGCGGCGTCATCTCCAGCTCCCCAAAACACACCGCTCTCACCGTCGCCGCCACCAAACGATACATCTTCATCGCCGTTGTGGCAACGGCCTGAACGGGCGGCCCTCCACATGGCCGCATCCTCCTCCGTTCAAACCATCACATACGCATTAACGCTTCAACCGCCCGCCACTTCAGGCAACCTCAACCTCCACCCCGAACACCCCGGCCACAATCGTCTTGTACCGGTCAATGCCCGTCTCCGTAGGCTGAACCTGAATATATCCGTTATCAGACTTCACATACTCCAGCAAGCCCAAATCAATCAGAGCATGCGCATCACGGATAAACAGCGTATTCCACGGCTGACGGAACAAACACCACTTCTCGCACACCTCCACCAGCAGCTTCAGCCGTTCCCCGTGGTACTTCTTGCCCTGCCGTGCCTGTCTCCGTCCAACACGTCCCATACCCGGCGCGCTAATAACCCCGCGCAGGGCGGCATCATCACCACAACACGCCTCATCAGGCTCACAGCACGGCTCACAAACCATGCTATCGCCATACATCCGCACAGCATCCTCCTGTGTTGCCTTCATGTCCTCACTCTTCCCCGCCTTGCTCTTATTTACTGTCTTTTTAGTCATAATATATTTATATTATTATGTTTCTTGTCTTTGTTTTTTCCGGAACACCCGTTCCGGGAAATCTGTCACGCACGCCGGAAACTCCGCCAACCACACCACCTGACCCCGCCGCGATTCTCACTCCTCCGCTGGATTACACGATCCTTCACGCTATCCGGCATAAACTGATTAAAATCCTCCTGCGTCCAATTAGCCACAATCACAGTATCTAACTCCGCGTTATATCGTGCATTCACCACCTCCTCAAAAAAATCCAGACTCAAATCCCTGCCATCCCCCTTGTACCCAATACCACGCTGAAACTCATCCAGCACCAGCAAACTCTTGCGCCGATGCCCTATCTGTACGGCAAAATCACGCTCAAAACTGCCTCCCAGCCCAATCTTCGCCAGCCTCTCCCGGTACAGGCCATCCCCGCTGAAATACCATGCCCTCTCATACCCGCAATCCCGCGCCAGCTTGCAGGCGGACAACGTCTTGCCCGTACCTCTCAGGCCAAGCACCACGGCCAGCATCCCCTTCCCGGCCATCCCCAGCAGCCAAGCCCTCAACATCCCGGCCTTGCGTTCCGCATCCACGTCCTCCACGGATGCAAACGGCAGCTTCAGCTTGCAATACTGTTCCGGCCAGCCCCACATCTTCAGCCGCTTCAACTTGCGGGAAAACACCACATCGGCATCGTCAAACATGGTAGGCTCATCCTCTGTCACCTCGTCACTCACATACAGATCAAGACGGGACATTAAATCATCTAAATCATCATTCATTACTAAAACCCTTCTGCATCAATCACAATATCCTCTCTCACGCCCTGACCTGCCGCACGATTGCGCCCCCTCTGTTCCTCCCGCAACCGCTCCTTCTGCCACTTCCGCGCATTCTCTTGCAGCCAAACCTTCGCCTTATACCTCCAATTCTTCAGCAACCCGCCTCCCGCAGTCCTCCCGTCCTTGTAATGCTCGTAAAAATCCGTCGCCAGCATCCTCACACGTTCATCCTCCCGTTCTGAGTAATGCAAACCATTCCGCATCTCAGCCAGCACCTCATCCACGCTCCCCGGCACATCGAAAGCATACACGCCCGCACACCGCTTCGGCCTTTTTGGCACTACCCCGGCCACCTCCTCTTTAAACGGCAATTCACTAGCTCTGAAAACATTAACACTACTTAACAAATCGGTTATCACACCGCCGCGAGAATCTGAAGCACCTCCTGATTCGTCAGAATCAGGCACTTGCGGAGGCGTAGCCTCCACATGAACCACCCCGGAATCCTCCGATCCACCGTCCAAACGGCCCTCCCCCGCACGCGCGCGGCCCCGCGCGGATAGGTGCGGGGGTATGGGGGAAGAATAGGGGGGTGTGGGGGGGAAAGAGGGGGAAAGGGGGGATGTCTGACAACTGTCTGACATATGTCCGACAACTGACTGACACTTGTCTGACAACTGACTGACAGTTGACGGACAATCGTCTGACACGGCCTCCTCAATCGTTGCAACCCTCACAGAAGGAGCCGGAAACTTAGGCTCGCTCCTCTGTCTCACGCCCCACTCCGTAATCGCCAGATACCGTCCGCCTTCCGCATCATACCGCACGATCATTCCGGCAGCCTCCAGCTCGCACAGGGCCTTCTCCACCTCTTCCACGACCAGATTCACCCGACAGGAAAAACACTTGCTCAGCACCCACTCCGCGTCCCCGTAGAACCTCCCTGCACTATCTGCCGCCATCCGCAGCCGAACGTACACGCGCTCCCCTGTGGAGCTTAATTCATCCATCTCCACCTCCTGACACCAGTCTCTGATTTCCCTGCGCGGCATCGTTAAAAAAGTCAGTTGGAATTGTAATTCATAACCACTTGACCGTACACTTTTCGTGGCGGTCTTTAATCCAATGGAACATAGCTCCTTGTTTGTAGCGGGCAAAATCTCCGTTCATGCCGGCAATTCACCGTTGGTTACTCTGTCCCTTACTTCCATCTTGGAAATCCCCATGGAGATCATCACTTTCTCCATATCGACTTTCTGAACCGCCTTCTTCCTGCCACCGGGTTTGCCGATCAGCTTCTGGCCTCGTTCATTTTCATCTTCCCAGTCCTCGTCTTCCGCATCTTCTCCATTCTCCTTCTTGGGATATAAATCATGCACCAGAATAAAAGCGGAAGCGAACTTCGCGCGGAACCGGGCCTGTTCGGATTTAATTCGCTTGCGCTTCAAAATGCAAAATCTCGCACCGTGTTCTCCAATCGTCTCCGCATCAGACCAATACTTTAAATTTTCCTTATACTTGTCATTTCCCTTCCTGAACTCCTTTCGGAAGTGGGGCAACAGCATATCATACATAATCATGGCCCTGACGTAATCCTTCCGGGAAACTTTTAGATACACCGTCTTGAAATAAGGTTTATACTCGAAAGAGCCGTAGGAACCCCGGCACACCGCCGCAATCTGGGCGACCAGCTTCATTTCCATCTGGTTTTTATACTGCATCTTAAACTCGCCTATAATTTCATCGTTGAAATCATCCTCGCCGAAACCGTGTGCCCGGCAAATGCGTTCAAATGCCACTCTTGCGGATTCCTTTTCTCCGTCTATTCCCTCCTGAACGAGGGCGTAAATCTTTCTGGCTTTCTCAAAAGCCTTTTCCCGCTCAGTCATTGTCCTGTTCCTCCTTTCTTGGTTCCCATTGGTCTATAGATGATGAATCTCGTTTCAGACTTCATGATTGATCAGACGTTTAATCCTCAGGCAACGGATATTCCGGAAACATGATTATTTCCCCTTCACTCAACTTTTTGCCTATGTCCGTAGCTTCCTCTTCGAGTGCTTTTATTTGTTCACGGATTTTTAAAAACCGCTGAATAGCAACATTATTTTCCGCTTCTTGCGGCGATATTCGGAAGGCAATCTGTTTGGCTCCTTTCCCTGACTTGTCCATGCCGTCCTTACGGATGTTGAAAGTGTAAAAAGCATTCCATTTCCCTGTAGTGGCAACAGCAAAGAAGTTTTTCATATAGTCGCAAACGACAATGCCAAAATCCCAATGTGCTTTTACCTCCTTTTCGTAAGGAGATGATGAAGGCTCAACAAGGAAGCGTATCAGTTCACCGTTTTTAATGTCGTCAAATTGTCTTGTCTTTTTCATGGGGATTATTCGATTTCTTCAAGGTTGTTTATGGCACTTGTTATGCATTCACAGGCTTCCTGCATGGCGTAAATGGCATTTTCAGATTGCTCTATGCGGTTAAGCATGTTTTCCGGGAGGTTATCTTTATACTCTTCTTCTTCCTCCATGATCGTTTCCAGCCTTTCTTGAAGGTTTTGGAGTTCGTCATGCAGGTCTTCTATTTCTTTGCGGCGTTGTTTATTCATAGAGGCTTTTATACTTAGTTCTAAAATAGTACTCCTGTTCTCTCTCCTTTCTCAATCAAGGCTTTAAGTTCATCAAATACTCGCAGACGTGTATGATTCCTTGTCGTGCAAATAAGGTGCTGCGCCCACCGGGCATGACGTTTCGTGGGGTACTCTACGCAAAAGCGGGCTATGAGTCCCTTGTGGCGTACAATTGCAGAGAGAACGCGGTATTTTCCGTCTTTGGTTCTGGCGCACGGGCAAACTTTCTGAACGATAACGTGAGGGTTCCTTTTCATTATTCGTTCCCTCCTTTCTGATCGAGTTCCCAATATTTATAAGTCTCATTCTTAAAATCTACGCATTCGAAACAAGGAGACTTATAGAAAGGACTGGTACAGTATTTACAATTATCACAACTTTTGCTGATCTGCTCAATCTCCCACGGCCACAGCTCCACATCGTCCTGCCGCACGGGTTCAGGCGGCCCGGAAGCCGTTTCCAGATAAAGAATCCCCCGGTCTGCGTTCTTTCCGATGATCTTTTTAGGATGCCGGTCTTCGTAGAGTTTCACCTTATCTCCCGGCCAAACCCTCATGATAGGCGGGAACTTGGAGATAAGTTCCTTTGCATTTTCTAATGCACCTTTTTCTGTATAAGATACCGACGAAGCTAAAGGACAATCTAAGCACTGGTAAAGGTAGATATTCGCCCCTTCTTCAAATAGTTCAAAACTTCCTCCGCACAGCGGGCATTTAGGCGTTTTCATTTAATATCTCCGTTAATTGTTAAAACCTTGAACTTAATCACCCATACCCACGGATTCATTTTAGCTGATCCGGTTCCTTTAATTTTATCCCACAGGGAAAAGAAAGACATCCGGGCAAAAGCCAATCCATTGGATTTCCCTGAATAATCCTTCCATAAGTGGGCATCAGTCATTTCGTCGTGCCAAACGCTTTCAATGCCCTCCATTTGGGCATCCTGCGGAGTAATGTCTAACAGCCGCTCAATTCTTACTTCCGTCACTTCCAGTAAAATCCGGGCGGCCCGACGCGGCATGTGAATACTGGGTTTCCATGGTGACGCATCCGAGCCATCTTTGTTAATTTTGATGCCTCCGTCGTCGTCCAAGACATTTACATAACCTTGGTGAGTGGCGGCGTAGCAATATTTCCCGGTGGGCTGGAATTGATCATTGTACACCTCGAAAAAAGTTTCTTTCACCCACAGTCGATCACCCGCTTTCCCATAGGGGCATCTTACCCACGGATCAAATATATCCGGGAATTCCCCTTCTTCGTCGTTGGAGACAGCCAGCCACACGCCGGGTTCGACTTCGATGAATTCCTGAATCTCCCAGCTTTTTTCTTCCAGAAATTTCGGGAAATCATTAAACCGGTGCAGGCCGTGCGTGGTGCGCGTCTGGTTCTTGTACTGGCCGGGCATGCTGTATTCCTGCAATAGCGCGCGGATCATGTCCCCGCCGAACAGGACGGGCCGTTCTTTCACATTGTTATTCATGGTTTTGGTTCTTGGTTGTTTCGGAATCTTCCAAAATTCGGTAAATCCTCCGCAAGCTGTACAACGGACGGCCCACCTTCTGGTGCGGTTGCTTCATGGATCGCTTAATCTCTGGATGTTGCTGAGCCGTCCGGTGAAGCCATGAATCACTACGCCCCAGCACCGCACGGGCCACCTTCGCACTCACCCAATCCTGCCCACTCTCCACCTTCACCTGTATTCCCGCAGCCTGATCCTGACCTCCACCCGTTGCAGCCAACCGGGCCACTACTTTTGCGGCCAGCAAATCCAGCACGGCATCCGCAAACAAAATCTTGTTAAAATCATCAGCCGCAGACATAAACACCTCCAATCAACACAACACACGCCACTACCCCAATCCCCCACAACCACCCTCTCACCCGGCAGCACCTCCCCGGTGTACCATACGCCCGCATGCAAGGCCTGCCTCCCCAAGGCAAATCACCCATCCTCACCGGGAGCACCCTTCCTGCGGAGGGAACCAAAGGACACCATGCCCTCTCATCCCTCCGCAGGTTGGGCTTGATGCTCTCCTCATCATGCGCCAGAAAATGGCCTCCCGGACAGGGATTACCCCCATGCCAGCCATCATCTTCAATTACACCCATATCATTCAGTTGTTGGTTGTTGTTCTTGGCCTCCACCTTAGAGCCGGGAGATAAAATCTTTTCAATAAAGAGGACTGTGACTGTAATCCCACCCCAGCAACATCAACTCCTCTAACATCGCCTGTTCCAACTCCTCCAATCCTTCAACCTCCTCCATCAAATCCATCATGCCACAGTCCCTGCTTTCAGCTTCTTCCTGCTTGCGGATGCTTCTTTCACATCGGCTCCTTGTGTGGCAGCTTCCGCCACCATCAACTCAAACGCCTTTTTAGGAGTAATTTTTAATTGCTCACTCAGCTCCATCACCCGCGCCATTGCTCGCGGACTCAGGCCCAACCAATCTATTTCCGGTCGCTCTGTCTTTCGCATGTCGCCTAAATACGAAAAAATACCGTGTTCGTCAACAGCAAAACACGATTTTTTTTCGTACAGCAGAAATAAAATCATCTTGCCAATACGCAAAAAGACCGTATTGTTAGCCCATGACGCCTAGCAAAGAACAAATAAAATCTTGGCTCAAAACAATAGGAAAAGACCGAGAATGGCTCGCTAAACAGTGTGGGGCCAAATCTAAGAGAACTGTAGAAAAATGGTTTGAAACTAAAGGTATTGTCCCTGCTAAGGCCATTTTGAAAATTAATGAATTGATGCTTCAAACACAGTATCAATCTTCTATACAACCTTCTAATTTGCCGAATCAGGACAATCGCGGAAAAATGGAATTGCGATTAGACTATGACACTCAAAGACGGGTGGAAAAAGAAGCTCTACGCCTCCGCATGGAACTCTCCGCTTACTGTACAATGGCAGTTGAATGGTGTAGTGAACAAGAAGATATAGGAGAACGCCTTGCTGCCCGGCTGGCCTCTCAACAACAAGGCACGGAAAAACAGGAGACAGCCAAACAAGGCCTCCCCTCCCATACGGAATCTTCCGATCCCGCCACCCGGAAACGCACAACCGAAGAAACTCTCGGCATACTGCGCATCGGAACTAATCCGGGCGCAAAGAGAAAATCAGGCTCTGCGTAACATCATCGGTTATTACTTCTCTAATTGTGATTTTGACTTGGATATTTGGGAAAAAATGTCCCCGCTGAACTAAGCCACTCCTTGCCACAACCGCACCTTCTTTTCAAGAAATATTTGTTAGAATTTGCTTTTTCTAACAAATAAAAAAACAATGATGAGACTTTAGGCGAAACAAAATACGCGCCCAAACTCCTTCCATCAAAAAATAACTGACCAATCCACAGTAATGAAACTCAAAAAAATTGTCACTAGCACAACAACCATTACCACACCAAGACGCTCTTTCATTGTTAAAGGGCCATCATCTCCATTGCTATCTACAACCTTATTATCAAGCAACAATTTTGAACAAATATACATCATTGAATCATAATGTTCATTTCTATCCCACCCCTTCAGAAGAGATAACAGACTTCCAATTAAAAACAACACGAAAGGGCCAATAAAAGAACCATCGTATATAAATCCTATGACACTCAAAATTACAGCGAAAAAGAAAATTGTCCCTTGAATAAAACAATTAGAATTTACCCAACAAGAATATAATTTTTTCTTTAAATCCCCTAATAATTCAACCTCTTTTTCTCTTATAGAATTCAATTTATTCAATTCATTGTTAATATCATATATATTTTTCTTAAGTTTTACATTTTCATCACAGACCTCATAATAATCTTTAGCCAATTTTCTCAAAACATCTATTTCATCCTCTATCCCTTCGGTAGACAATACCCGTATATCTATAAACCTTTTTGCGTGTTCTCTACTTTCAGAAGCCAAAAGCGCACTAACAGGATTCTCCCTCTTACTTACCAATCGCATTGCACACATATCGTCACAATAATTATAATTTAAATCAAATAAAGAAAAAACTTTACAACTCCGGCAACTTCTCCAACGCCTTCTCCGTCGCCTCCGCGCCAAACTTAATATACCCGGCATGCACAGCGGCAGAAGAATGCCCAACAATCTCCTGCACCATCGCCGGAACCACTCCTGCATCATGCAGCATCGTCGCCACTGTATAACGCAAAGAGTGGAAAGACAGCTCATTCTTCACCCTTCTCTTTCCGTCTCTGGCCGGAGTTAATTTCCTGTACCTTTTCCCGGCCAACCGTGGATCACGGTCAATCAAACCGGCATCAAACAACATCCCGGAAAACTCCGCAGACAATCTGCCGCTCCCTGACCGCTCATACATCTCGGCACGGGACGGATGAACAAACACGGCATCCTCTCCACAGACAGTTTGCCGCTCGCGCAACACTCCGGCCAAAGCCGGAACCATCGGCACCACCATCTCCCGGCCCGTCTTCTGAGTCACCAATTTCACCACTCCCTTATCCCAATCCACAGCATCCCACCTCAGCATCGCCACATCCCCCAGCCTCTGACCGCCAAGATAAAGAGAACACAACACCATACTCCTCCACTCATCATCGCATCGCTCCAACACTTTCCGCAACTCTTCCAGCGTAAAACCGCGCCGGGCAGTTCTTCCGGAATCCGTCTTTTTATCCCTCGGCAACTCCACTCCCATTCCGGGATTCCTCTCAATTACCCCCAACTTAACAGCAGCATTAAAAACAGCGCAAACCATCCCAAACTCCTTCTTCACCGTCTTGACGGCAAACATTCCGGCCAGTTCCAACATAAAATCATTCATCATGCGGGGAGTAATACGCTCTATTGACCAATCAACCCTATCTTCCAAAAATGCATAAAACCTGTTTGTGGCATTCCGATAATTCCGGACAGTCGCAACAGACTTCCCCCTTCTGCCCAACCCGGCAATAAAATCGCCAAACCAAGCACGCACAGTAGGAGCAGAAACCTCCTCACCTGTCACCTCTACAGCCAGCTCCCCAATCACCTTTCGTATATGGAAAACAGTCCATCCCTTCTTTGCGGCGGACTCCCACGCATCAGCCACCTTTTGAGCCAGCTTCCGCGCATCCGTCGCGGACATTCCCGCCTCCTTTAGAGCCTCCACCTTCTCTGGCTCCATACCGCTGCTTAAAAGCCTCTGAGCATCCTTCTCAGATATAGCACCAGCCGGAGCAACTTCAATCTTGGTACTATGAGTGACAAGTTTCCACTTTCCGGCAGCGGTAGGTACATAAAAACAAGCATGCCAGAACCGAGATCCCTTTCTGCATCTCAAAAACGCCAT